GTTGGAGGGGCATTGCTGATTAATCTTTTTTATTGAGCAGATCGGCAGGTGTAGGCTCTTCGTCTGCCATTTCGTTAGCCGCTTCATAAGTTATTTTTTCGGCATGGCCGAGCCCGGCTTTATGCAGGGTATCTTCGGTTTCAGGGTAGGTTTGACCGGCTTTGTATAGCACGGCTCCGTTATCATAAAAATCGACATTAAATTTCACGCCATTTAGTGTTTTTGCTTTGTCTTTTGCCATGATTTCATCCTTTAAAATAAAAACGGGACACCTAAAAGAAAGTGCCCCGCTAGCTCAAGGCCCGCTTGATTAGGCGATTTGAACGACGCTGGCATTATTCAAAGCCGCGTCTGAGGCGCTGGCGGATTGCCACCAAAGATCGCGCCGCTCACAATCGAGGCGGCTACACCTACAGTCACAGAGAGCGCGACATAAATGAAGCCGTTGCCCGAATCAAGCTCGTCTGTGCGGCATTCAATAAATGCTTGCACGTTGTTGCCTGACGCCTGCACAATCTGCGCAATGGCATGCGAGCCGACTGCCTTGGCGCTTGTTCCGGAGCTGTCCAGCGCTTGCTGCAACGAGGCGTTGATCGTGGCTGAAGCACCCAGCACGCCGGTTTGAATCAATGCGGCAATACTGTGAAAGTTGGCTGCCAAAACCCAGGCAGTCAACACGGTGCCCGGTGCGACAGAAGCCGGGTTGAGCGCGGCCAACAAGGCCAATTTTTCCGTTAATTTTGCATTTGTGAACATGTTTATTCCTTTCAGAAGATCAATAAAATGAGCCATTTTCACGGCTCATCGGGGTTTTCAGCTTAGCGGGCAGCCAATTGCACGAACGGGGACAGATTTAGCGATCCATTGTTAGGTGTAATCGATTGCGAAAGCTTGCTTTGTCCGTCCATGCGGAAAGTGGTGCGGAAAGCGGTTGCGTCCGCATCGAAGTACAGGTGCATGGAAGTGGCTGTTTGAATGCCTTCTGCCTTGGTGATGGCCTGGTAGTAGCTTAAATCCACCAGATTCACGTCACCCTGAGAGCTGAAGCTCTTGGCGTGCTGGCTGACGATGATAGGGCGACCCAGCAATGTGCCGTAGGGACTGCCTTGTATGCCGCCGGGTTGTACTCCGTTTGGTAGATAAATCGGGTAGTTGCCCAAAGTCAGGGTAAATAGTGCGGGCAATACGTTGTTATTGATGATCCAGATGGCGTTGGGGAACGAGCCTTCTGGCAAGCGTGCAATCATGTTGGCCAGATTCAAGGCCGACAAGGTATTGGTTGCCTGCGAAGCATCTTTTGCCACCACCACGGCTGCGCCGGAATTTAATGCGCCGTAGGGTAATGGGCCTCCGGCACCAAACAGAATGGCATCGTTGGTTTTCCATTGAATCGACATGGCGATCTTTTTGGGCAGGTAAGAGCCAAGCGCAGAGGTATCTGCCAGCATTTCATCGGAGATCGGCACCAGCGCCATCAGTTTTTTGAGGCGCAGAGAGTTCAGCCCTAAAGCTGGTTTGGTTGGCGTGGCTGCTGTTACCTCGCCTTGCCAATAAGCGCGAACTCCATTGGTGCCCCAGGGCGTGGTTTCATCCTTGGGAAAACTCATCGCGTTGCCATCGATATTCACGTCATCGGTGTAGGGAAGCAGTGCATTTTCTCCCAGCGAAAGTGTGAAGATATTCGTTGAGAACTGAGGAGGAATCGCAAAGCCACCGTCTTGGCCGACACCTTCACCTCCGAATGTGGAAGGGGTTGCTGCACCGATCAATAAACGTTGATCTACCGCAACGCCATTGGTGCGAGAGTGGGCAGCGCTGAATACGGCCCGAAAGAATTCGCCTTCAGAACGAAAGCCGCCGCACGGATCGGCTGCAACGTTTTCTGTCAATATCAAATCACCGAATTGAGCGACGCTCACTCCTTGAGCGTTCGCGTTGGCGGCGATCAACTCTTGCTCGACATCAATCTGTGCCTGGAAACGTTCGATTTCAACGCCTTTTGCATCGGATGCTGACTTGGCTGCGTCAAAGTTAGTCTGCTCTTCAGCGGTCAGTGCACGGTTTTCGGCTGATGCTTTTTCAAGCAATGCACCTGCGATTCTAAAATTGTCTGCTTTTGCTTGAGACGCAGCCGCTTTTTTGGCCTGTAATTCGCGTAGTTTCTTGTTCATTTGCGGTTCTCCAAATTAAAAAACCCGCTTTCGCGGGTGTTGGGCATAAAAAACCGCCTTGAGGCGGTTGGTTTGGGTTGCTACTGTTTGCGCATCAGCCTTCGGGCTGCATCACGGGCTCGATGGAGCCGCAATGTTTGGCTTGCGCGTAGCCGAAAAAGTCGGTGGTGCATGAAATGCATCCTACGGTTTTTTGG